AACAGGTCATGACGGGCGCCAATGTCCACGCCCAGATAGACCAGTTGCGCGGCCCCCGGCAGCAGGCTCGGGGCGGTCCAGTCGGCGGCATTGACCGGGGTCTTGGGCGGGGTGACGGTCGCGTGTTCGTCTTCGCAGCGGTCAATGAGTTCGTAGGACAGCCAGGCGCTGGCTTCATCCAGCCATTGCAGTTCGTATTCCTGCGCCCAGGCGTCGGTGTCGTTGATGCCCGCTTGCAGTTCGGCAATGTCGCGGGGCAGGCCCTCGGCGACGGCGGTGTGGATGTCCACGATATGCCGCGACCAGACGGCGTCCAGTTCGCGGGCGGTCATCAGTTCGTAGAATTTGTTGCCCTTGCCGTTCGGCGTGCTGACGACGCGGAGCAGGTGACCGGCGCTGATCACCGGGAACAGCGCTTGCCAGATTTTGCGGCTGTCCTGGTGGAAGGCGAATTCGTCGAGCAGCACATTAGCGGAGAAGCCGCGCGCGGTGTCGGGATTGGCGGGCAGGGCGGTGATGCGCGAGCCGCCGGGCAGGACGATTTCTAGCGCTTTCGTGTGGGCGCCGAAGGGTTTTTCCAGCACTTCACAGGCGATTTGCAGCGCCTGTAAATGGCGTTTACAACCCTCCTCCATGGCTTCCTTGGCTTGCCGTTCGCCGCGCGACAGGATCACCCAACGGCGTTTCTGGCCGCGGCTTTCGGCGTCCAGACAGTCGAGGATGATTTCCAGGGTGGCGGTGAAGGTCTTGCCCGTCTGCCGGGCGAACATGCCGATTTTGTAGCGGGCGCGATCCTGTAGCCAGCGTTGCTGGTAGGGGTAGAGCAGGCCGGCCGGAGAAGAAACCCCCCCGGCCCCTGACGGGGCCACCCCTCCTTGAAAAGGAGGGGAATCGCCCGCCACGGTCGCCCCTTCTTTTTCCCCTCCTTGGCTAAGGAGGGGTGGCGCGCAGCGCCGGGGTGGTTCGCTGGGGGACTTCGCCTTACGCGAGGCCATACACCTCACTCCGAATGCGTTGCAGCGTCGCCACGTCCAGGCCGGTCTGGCCGGTCTGCGCTTCACTCATCAGCGCGTCCAGCTTGGCGGTGACGGCGGCGGCGTGTTTCTTCTGGCTGATGCTGGCGCGGCTGAGGTCGGCAATGGCGCGGGCGGCGGTGGACAGCAGCTTGACGCGCTCCTCGGGCGGGGCATCTTCCGCTTCCTGGAGGTTCACCAGAATGTCGAACATCTCCGATTGCACCAGCGACATGACCGCTTCCGAACGGCGATCCTCTTCATCGGGCGCGGCCTGGGCGATCAGCCGGGCGGCTTCGGTGCTGGCGCGAATGGCGGCCAGCTTGCGCTTGAGCCCTTGCCCGTAGCTGTGCAGGGCGCTTTTGCCAATCTCGTAACCGCGCTCCTCCAGCCAGGCGGACAGCGCGTGATAGTCGGAGAAGCCGTTGTCGATCAGCCGGCGTTCCAGTTCGTCGCGCACGCCCTCCGGCAGGCGCGTGACGCGGGGCGGCGGCGGCATCAGTGCCCCCAGTATTTGGGCGGGCGGGCAATGCCGGGTTCACAGGGCATGGTGTACTCGGCGATATCCGTCCCATGGCGGGTGAGCTTGGCGCGCCATTGCGGGCTGTCGCGGCCCTCCAGATGCAGCAGTTCGCGCTCGGCCAGGTAATCCAGCTCGTTGCGCAGCTCGCGATGCGTGCAGTCGGGGATCGCCTGGCGCACCGTGTCGATCAGCAGCGTCTCTCCCGCCCCCAGCGGGCGGGCGGCGTTGAGGGTCAGCAGGATCAGCCAGCGCAGGGTTTCCCGGTGGCTTTTTTCCGGGTCAAACGGCAGGGCGGTCATGGGCGATTCCCGGTTTGGACAGGTGAAAATCATGCAGCGGGCAGGCGTGCAGGTCGCATTGCAGCGCCTGCTCCACCTTGCCGGCCAGCGCATCCAGGCGGTGAATAATCGCCACTTCCTGGCGGATGCTGTCCTCGCGCCGCTGATAGTGTTCGGGCAGATCAATGAGCAACTGGATCAGCCGCTGTTCGGTTTCGCGCTGGTTTTTTTCCAGCTCGCCAAAACTGGCGCGCCATTCCTGGCTGGCCACCTGGCGATGCACCTCCAGGGCGTTAAACCGTTCATCCAGGCGATGCTCCACTTGGCTGATCAGCAGGCGCCCGAGGGTGATCAGCAGGCCGAAAAACAGCGTCGACCCGCCGCCGAGCAGGCTGATCCATTCCCCCGGCGACAGGGTCATGTTCATCCGTTCGTCTCGCGGGACAGCCGGACGACGGCCGCTTCAATCGCCAGATTCAGCAGCGCGCTGGCCAGGGTCAGGCCCAGGGCGCGCAGTTCGCGGCGGGCCAGTTCGCGCTTGGCCGATCCAGGCAGATCGACATCCATCAGCCGGGTGACCACATCGCGGACGTGGGTCCAGTTGGTGGCGCCGATCAGCGCGCGCATCAGCAGGCTCAGGGCGTTCAGCAGGGTGCGGCTCATGGCTGCTGCTCCAGATAGCGGCCCAGCCGATGGAGATCATCCAGCCGTGCGGCCAAATCGCGGTCGGCGTCGTCACGAATCGCCGGGCAGGCCCAGTCGGGCAGGCACGCGCCGGAAATTCCGGCGACCGGATAGCCGTTCGGCAGGGTCACCGTGGCGACCGTGAACCGCCCGGCGACCTCATAGGTCACCGGCATACAGCCAAAGCTCCCCAGACACAGGAGACGGTCGGGCGGGACCGGCTGACAGCCGCCGGGGCCAAAACAGGGTTGTTGCGCCGCGGCGAGGACGGGCAGGGTCAGGGTCAGGGCTAAAAGGGTCTTGCGCATGTCAGTCGTCCTTCAGTGATCGTTAAAGCCGGGGGGTGAGCTGCGCTCGTCCAGGTCAGGCGCGAGGTAATGTCCGGGCGGCACGTCCACGCGCACGCCGATAGCGCGAGGCAACCCAGGACCAGAATCGCTGCGGCCCTGGAGGTCCAGCGGAGGCAAATGGACATTGATGTGTTTCGGCTCCTCTGCGGACAACACGCCGAGCAGGCCGGCGACCGCCATGCCGAGGGCGATGACCTGCTCCCACACCTCGGGGCGCAGACTGACGCCCAGGGCGGTCAACAGCCAGATCAACCCGCGCCAGGTGCTGGGTTCGCGCAACCGCGCCAGCGCCCAGTTCATGAGGGCATCCCGTCACGCAGGAACAGCGCGCGCTCGGCTTCGCGGCGGCGGGCCAGCCCGGCCAGGGGGATTTTTTTGCCCTTCACGGTGGCTTTATCCCAGCGCAGGAACTGCTCCGCGGCGGCGGTGTACAGCCCGGAGTTCAGTTGCGCGAGCAACGTGCTCATCGTGAACGCGCCGACGCCGATGTTGAAAGTCAGGGAGCACAGCGCATCGAACATGCACTGATGCAGCCGCACCTTGACGCGGGCGGCCACGGCGTTCGCCGTCTGGATCAGGTCGGCCACCAGCAGGGTTTCGGCCTGCTCTTCGGACAGCGGGCGCGGGAACGTCTCGCCGGGTTGCAGCTTGTGCCCCCAGCCGATGGTCTGGTGTCCGGCGGGGTCGCCGTAAGGGGTCGGGGCAAAGCCACCGTTCGGGCCTTGCTCGAACTCCTTGAGCAGGGCGTAGGCGGCGTCGCCGGGGAGGGTCGGGGTCATAGGGGTTCCGGGTGAGCAGGGATGCCGCTCAGCTTGCCGGAATCGCGCGCGCGGGGCTTTTCAGGGGAATGAAAAGGTTAAAACGTCAAGGACGGCTGGCGGCCCTGGCGCTGGCGCTGGAGGATGTCGTACACCTGGGTGACGGTCAGGTGATAGCGCCGGGCGAGTTCGGCGTGATTGCGCCCGGTGAAGGCGGCGGCCAGCTCGGCGTCGCGCTGGGCGCGTTCGTAGTGGTCGCCCTTGGGGATGTAAATCTGGCAGCCGTTGAAGGTCAACCGCAAGTCTTCCGCCTGCGCCAGGGCCAGCGCCGCGGCTTGATCGGCAGGCAGGTGGGGTTGCAGGCGGGCATGGAGCAACCGGGCAATATCGGCCAGAATCTCGGGATAATGATCAGGCAAATCCATAGCGGCTCCAGGGTCGCGACGGGGGACTCAGAATAACACGCGGTCCTCCCCGGCGAGCAGGGCGTCCATGATGTCGACGGCGGTCGCCAGCAGGTCGGTGGCGCGCAGGTCGGGATCGTTCGCCAGGTAGTCCTGCAAGGCCAGGGTGAAGTCGATGATCTGGTCGGAGACCTCGGCGG